GATGATGGAAGAGACAATTTTGATGGAAGTGCAGGACAGGGTTAGGCATATAACATCCCGGTGGGGATTGTTGAGGAGGAGGATATTGCGCCATGTTGCTTTCTACGGAGTGCAATGTTTGAATTGCGTTGCCGGTGTTGATTGCATTATACGTGATGTTGAAACTGTAATTAAGGAGATGTATGAAATGAAATGTGGGGATTCCGCGATGGGCGAAGCAGGTGTTATTGGAGATCCAGGTAGCTCGCCACCTGACTAGGCAAGAGAAGGAGATGGCCAAGAAGTTGGTGGCTGCCTTAATTAGATTGTTGGAGAAAGGTGATGCCGAGAAGATATGAAGCAATGAGGGATAAATTTAAGAAAGAAGGGATGAGTGAGAAGGCAGCGAAGGAGAAGGCAGCTAAAATATATAATGCAACAAGAAAGAAGGGTGAGCCGAAACTATCTCCAAAACACAAAGTAAGGAAGAAAAGATGAGTCAAAATGTGCTTTCCTTCCCGGATGGAGTGCCTATTGAGGAGAATTGTGTGCTGCCTGAAGAGATTTTGCAGAAGGCACTGAAAGAGGCTGGTGCATTTGATGATGTGGTTGTGATTGGAGAATATGGGCATGGCTCCCTCTTTGTCAGCTGTAGTGAGGGAGATGTTTATTATGCAATTGCTGTTTTGGAAAGGGCTAAAAATCTGCTGCTGCAAATGTTAGATGGCCCCTTCACGGAGTGAAGATGCAAGCTGCTGCCAAAACCATATTAGAGTGGAGGAAGAATCCTTGCCTGTTTGTGGAGCAGGTTTTTGGTGCAAAGCCTACTCCACAGCAGCAGGAATTGTTGAGAGCTGTCCCACACCAAAGGAGGATGGCTGTCAAATCAGGCCATGGGACAGGGAAGGATGCTTGTGCAAGTTGGATTATTTTGTGGTTCCTCCTCACTCGCCCTCATAGTAGGGGTGTAGCTACCGCTCCGATATTTAGGCAATTAAATGATGTTTTGTGGGGAGAAGTAGCTAAATGGATTAGGAAATCTCCTTTGAGCGATGAATTTGTTATTGAGAAGGATTTGATTTATGTAGCTGGTCACAAGCGTACATGGTTTTTTAGAGGGGCTACAGCTAGTGTGAAGGCATCTCCGGAAGAACAGGCAGAAACACTGGCTGGCTACCACGAAGATCATTTTTTGGTTGTAGTGGATGAGGCAAGTGGTGTGCCTGATCCGGTATTCAAACCTCTTGAAGGTATCTTGACAAGGCCAGATAATAAGGTTTTGCTGATTGGAAACCCCACAAAAGATAGTGGGTATTTTTATGATGTGTTTCATCATGATAAGGATAGATGGTTCACCCTAACCTGGAATAGTGAAGAGAGTCCAAATGTTGATGCCTCATACATTGAATTTTATAGAAATAAGTATGGAGTAGATAGCGACCCATACAGGGTGCGTGTTTTGGGAGAATTCCCACGCCAATCTGCAGATACCCTGATACCAAGAAGCAAAATTATTGAATGTCAGCAGTATTGGTATCAGTTTGATAAGGATGAGATTAGGCAGGAGCCTCTGGTTGTTGGATTGGATGTTGCCAGGAGTGGTCCGGATAGGACTGTGATGACCCTGAGATATGGGTTGTGGGTGGATGAGCAGCTTTACACATATGAGAAAGACACAATGGTGATGTGTGAGTGGGTGATGGATAATCTGGCTGGTAGGGATGAGAGTGTGATATATGTTGATGCGGTTGGATTAGGTGGGCCAGTTGCTGATAGACTAAGGCAATTGGGGAAGAATGTTGTGGATGTGAATGTTGGATGGAGGAGTAGTGATCCCCAACAATGGAGGAGATTGAGGGATGAGCTGTGGTGGCAGCTGAGGGAGAGGATAGCTAATCGGCAAATCGCCCTGCCACCAAGTGAGGATTTGGTGGATGAATTGAGTAGTGTGAAGGCAAAGTGGGCGGGCAATCAGCTGGTTGTGGCTGATAAGGCTACAATGCGGAAGGAGTTGGGATTTTCTCCTGATTTGGCTGACTCTCTTGTGCTGACCGAATATGATTGTGGGGGAACCTTGATTTCTGCGTGGCATAATAGGAAGAAGAGATACAGGAGGGCACACCTTTCGTGGAGGGTGATTTAGATGGCGAAGCCTATTTATGTGAGTGAGGATACTTACAGGAAGTGGGAGCGGAGCTTGGAGAAGATGAGCAGCTTCTTTGCTCTTGGCTCCAAATGTAAGCAGTATGTTGCGGGCAGGCAGTGGACGGAGGAAGAAAAGGAGGTATTGAGGAAGAGGAATCAGCCTGCGATTGTATATAATCAAATTGCTCCTGTGAGGAGATTTGTGATTAGTTTGTTTGATGCTTTGAAGAGGGTTGTTACTGTTCTGCCTAGATCAGGAGATGACAATGAGAAAGCCTGGATGATGGCCCAGGTGATTGATTATGTGTTTGATATAAATGATGTGGAAACCAAGAGGCTGTGGGTTGCAAGAGATGCTTTTGATGTCGGGATTGGTTGGTGGTGCGCTCAAAGGAATCAGATTATTACAGCTGACCCGGTTGAAGTGGATTATGTGAGTTGGAATGAAATGATTTGGGATTCCTCTGCGAAGAGGATGGATTTGTCAGATGCTCAGTATATGGCCAGGGTGAAGTGGGCATCTGTTGATGCGGTGAAGGAAGCCTTTCCGGAATATAGGAAGCAAATTGATGAAGCTATTCATCAGGATATGTGGATGCCTGATTGGATGTATGTTGACCCGAAGATGGTTAATGAGGAAGATAGGACCGTCGGCCCTTCCATCGGGGCGTGGTATGACCGCACTCTAGATCGGGTGCAGTTGATGGAATGGTGGGAATATAAATTTGAGAGGCTTCCTTGTATAATTAGTGGGGATGTCTTGATTCCCTTTGATGAAGAGTTGCATTCTAGTTTGATCGCAGCTGGGGAGCAGCTTGTTGAGGCGCCTGTGCGGGTGCCATATATGAGCATCATATGCGGCCCCTTCGTATTGTATGAGAGTAGGACTCCATACAAACATTTCAACTTCCCATATGTGCCTGTTGTGTTTGATTGGGATGATGAGAGGTATGAGCCAAGAGGAATGGTGGCTGATCTGATTGATCCGCAGGATGAGGTTAATAAGAGGAGGAGTAAGGCAATCCACTTTTTGAATATGAATCAGGTTGTGATGGACGAGGGAGCTGTGCCTGATGTGGATGCTTTGAGGGAGGAATTAGCAGATCCAGAGGGGGTGATAGTTAAAAGGCCGAATAGGAGTTTTGAGCTGCTGAGGAATTTGGAGCTGGCTAAGGGGCATCTAGAATTGATGATGGATGCAATCAATGAGATCAGGCTGATCAGCGGGATTTATAGTGATGCTATTGGTCAGCCTACAAATGCGAGGACTGGAGCCGCAATCCAAGCTAGAAGGGAGGGGACACAAACATCCTTGGTTTTGTTTCTGAAATCGGCAATGAATGCAGAAAAGAAATTGGCAATTGAGGTGATGGATTTAATAAAGCAGTATTATAGAGGGCCGAGGATTTTGAGGATAACAGATGCCAAGGGACAGGCTGCTTTTCTATCTATCAATCAGCCCAAGGTTGATCCGACAACTGGTCAGGTTGTTGTTGAGAACAGCTTGCAAAATTTGCAGGCAGATTTGGTGGTTAGCTTCAGGGCGCCGTTCAGCAGTGAGCGACAGTATATGGCAACGCACATTACTGAAATTTTGAAGGTTGCGCCTCCGCAGCTTCAGGCACCTCTCATGAACTTGTGGCTTGACTTTCTTGACGTTCCAAGTAAGGATGAGATAAGGCAACAAATTAATCAGTCCGCGGAGCAGGCTGCGATAATGTCTGCACAGCAGGGACAGGTTCAGGGTGGTAGCTTCCCACAAGTCCCAGCAACAAGACAAAATCTGACGCCGGCACAGCGATAAGTGCGGAGGAGATGGTATGAGTCAGCAAACCGAAAACAAAGATGTGAATGTCAATGTGGATGATCTTGATGAGGAGGTTTTTGAGCCTGGTTTTGGACCGGAACCTGTAGAAGATGTAGATGAGGATAAGGTCCAGCCTGATGATGAAGTTGAAGATTCGGATTCAGGAGAACATTCTGAAGACCAACCTGTGGAAGGCATACTGGCTAAGGATGGTAAGCACATCATTCCTTATAAGGAATTGGAGGAGGCCAGGAAGCAGGCACAGGAGCTGAAAAAGCAGAATGAGATTCTGCAGCAGTTGGTTCAGAAGCATCTGTATGAGAAGCAGGATAGTGAGGCAGCAAAACAGCCGCAACAAAAAGATCCTCTTGAGCAGCTGCTTGAGATGGATAAGGACAGTTTCAGGGAGTATGTGTCAAATAAGGGTGTTGATGCCCTGTATGAGATGAGGGAGGCTTTCAAAAAACAAGCTGCTTTGGAAGCGGAGTTGAAGGCAAAGCATTATGCTACTGTGGCTATGCAGAACCTGATGACCCAAACCAAAGCTGCCACTCTGAAGGGAATTGTGCAGGATTGGGCTGAAGAGAATAGGGATGTTTTGGAAGATCCTGTTGCAGCTGAAATTGTTAGGGCGCTTGATCGAGCTGAGTTTCAGAAAATGGGGATTGAGGATATTAGTCAACTCAGCCCCAGTAAAGCCAGAAAGCACCTGGAGGATGTTACCAGAAAAGCAAGAGCGATGTTGCAGGCTCTTGGGAGTGGGACATCTCAAAATAATCAGCAATCTGCCAAGACAGCTGCAAATAGAGGTGCTGTGGAAGTGCCTCCCTCAATCAGCAGGGTAAGTGGTGATGGAGGAAAACCTAAAAGGGTCACAGATTTAAGTGGTGCAGATCTTGAGTTGGCAATGTTGAGTATGCGTCCAGATGAAATTGAAAAATTATTTGAGGAGTGATAGATGGCCAGGACAGTTATTCACACTACCGATGCACAAGCGGTAAAAAAGTATAGTGCCTTTCTTGCCACCCAGTTTTTGGGGCAATCTTTCTGGTTCTCTAGGCTGGCAGGAAAGAAGTTTAACAGGACCAAGGAAGTTGCCTCTTATATGGCGACCTCTCCTAACATGCCCATCCAAATTATTAAGGATTTGGAAAAGGGTGCTGGCGACCAGGTGTATTATGACATCGTCAATCGCCTGAGTGGCATTGGTGTTGATGGGGATGAGCGGCTGGCTGGGAATGAGGAATCCCTCACCCTGTACAGCGACTCTGTTAAGATTGACCAGAAACGGCATGGTGTTGATACTGGCGGGAGGATGAGCCGTAAAAGGACGGTTCATGATCTTCGTAACATTGCCAAAGATCAGCTGGCTGACTGGTTTGTTAGATGGGGTGATGAGGTTATTACCTGCTACCTGGCTGGTATGAGAGGAACCGGCACCAATCAATGGTTGCTTCCTACCACCTTTAGTGGATTTGCTGGTAATAGCCTGACAGCGCCGGATGCTGCTCATCACATCATCGCAGATGCTTCCTATCCTACCAGCAATTCTAGTGTGGATGATTTGGTGGCTGGTGATAATATGAGTCGGGATTTGTTGGATTACATTATTTACAAAATCCAGACAATGGATGTCCCGCCTCATCCCATCAATGTGGGAGATGACACTCCCAAATATGTGTTGGTGATGGACCCTTACAGCGAGTGGGCGTTGCGGAGCAGCTTTGACGCAGGTGACTGGGGATCTATTGTCCAGTATGCTGGAAGCAGAGGATTGGACAATCCTCTCTTCAAATACAGCCTTGGGACCTATCGCAATTTGATCCTCACCACCTACAGCAAAATCCCCTCCGCAACCAATTCTGGTGGCGTTGCGTATGCTCGCTGCCTGGTGCTGGGGGCTCAGGCGCTGGTTATGGCGAATGGCTCTCCTGGCAATGGGCTGAGCTTTGAGTGGGTGGAGGAGTATGAGGACAGAGGGAATGTGCTGGTTGTGGATGCTGGCACCATCATTGGATTTAAGAAGGTAACTTTCAATAACACCGATCATGGTGTGGTGGCTGTGGACGTTGCTATCCAATAATTTCACGACGTGAAGGAGTAAGGTAAATGGCTACTGTGTATGCAGATAAGGGACATGATTACAGCCCTGTCTTCTTTGGGGATAAGGGCAATCTGGCCTGTGTAGTCAGCACCTATGAGGCTAGCTCTCTTGCAGCTGGTAGCACAATTAGGATGTGCAAGGTGCCTGCCAATTGCACTGTGGTGGATGGGTATGTGAGTGCGGATGCTTTGGGAACAGGTGTCACCATTGATATTGGTGATGAGGATGTTGCGGATCGCTTCTACAATGATATGGATGTTGCTTCTGCAGCTGTCGTTGCTTCCAGGTTTAATCTGGGCATTCCCTACTCCTATACTACTGAGAAGTGGATCACCATCACCACAGCTGGAGCAACTGCAACTGGCACAATCACCTTGGTGCTGTTTTATGTGATGGAGTAACAGATGGCCACTTTTTCCTACTCATATCTGGATCTAGTGGCAGCTATTGAGAGGGAGCTGGGAGGAGCTATCTCCTCCTCCTCCCTCATTCCGCAATGGATTACATTTGCGGAGGCATGGTGCCACAGAAGATTTGATTTGGATTGTTTTAGGGGGATTTCGACAGGCACCTTGATGGGAGGAGATAATAGTATCACCCTTCCTGAAGATTATTTTGAGTTTAGAAAGCTGATTTTGATCAAAGATGGAAGGAGATATTTTGTAGATTTGGCTTCGGAGGATAGGATTACGGATTTTAGGGAGGATGATGTTGGTATTCCAGCTGTTTGTTATCCAGAAGGAGGGAGTCTGATTCTACTTCCTAAAGCAGATAATACGTACAGCTACAAATTGAAATATAAGAAAAAGTTGCAGCCTCTCTCAATGATAAACCCCAACAATGATTTTTTGGACAATTATTTTGACCTCATCTATTTCCGCACGTTGCTGTTTAGTGCACCGTATTTGAGAGAGGATGGTAGATTAACTACCTGGAGATCAATCCTCAAGGAGCTTGAGCAAGATATTGAGGACAACCAATGGCGCAGAGACAATCCCAGCAAGTTCAGGCGGGTGCAGACCAGACATCTGGCTTTTTAGGGACAAGGCTGCTCAGTATTTCTGGCTTCAATCTGGGAGAATTCCCTCTCTTGATGCCTCGGTTAATTCCTGAGGAAGGATTGGCTGAGGCAAAAAATTGCTGCTACAAAAGTGGATTTTTATATTTAGGCCGTCCCGGACTCTCCCGCATTTCATCAACTCCTATTGGGGAAACAATCAGCTGCGTCCTTCCCAAAGATGCTTCCTCCCTATATGTTGCAACAAACAATTCTGTTTACAATTTTGATTTGCAGTCAGGGATATTTACAAAATTATTTGATGTGGAAGGGGCAGCTTATCTATTCAATTTTATGGATGATTTGATTGTTTGTGATGGGGGAAGGCTGAAAAGATGGGATGGCGCCTCCTTATTTATTTGTGGCAGCCATTATGATGGACTGCTAAATGCTGCAACACAGGATGCCTTCCATATATCTGGATTATCCCTTACATCAACAAATAGTAGGGTAGGTGTCAGCCTCACCCCATCTTCATATAAGAGAAGGATAAACTCCTTTGGTATTTGGATTAAAGAGGTTTCTGCTGCGGATGGCAGTTTGGTAGCTTCCATTTATGAAGGTACTACACTAATAGCTGATAGTACAACAACATATGAGGCAGCTTCCCTCACATCCTCCTACACACAAATGCTGTTTGAGTTTAATGGTGTTGAGCTAGATGCAAACACAACATATTATGTTGTTGTGAGATGTTTGAATAGAACTACTGGTGAATCTTCTGTTGCAGAAATATCTGGCGGTCCTCTGGCTGATGGAGATTCTGTCTATTATGATGGAGCTTGGAAGAGTGGGCATGCTGGGTATGTGCTATATGCAACTGTAAATGGGACTGGGAAACCAGCTCCTACATTTGGAATTGTTGCAAGATCTCGCATCTTTCTGGCAGCTGCTCCCGAAGTGTGGTATAGTGGTGTTAGGGATGTGGATGATTTCTGGCAAGGTGGTGGATTTTTCACATTTGGAGATGATGGTTCCTCATCCATTGAAGGGATGGTGTATTGGGACGATAGGCTGTTTGTGTCGGGGATTTGTAGAGGAGCTGCCAACACCATCCTGTACAAAATAGATCCCATTGACAGTCTTGCTGAGGTAGATAGGCTTGCCCATGGAGGCAAGCTGTTCGTAATAAATGAGGCCCTTTATATTGTTGGCAATGGATGGGTTGGGGTGCATAAGATTGATGAGACAGGTAGCCGCACCCTATATGATGTGAGTGGGTTGAGTATTTCTGCAAGTGAGCTGTCCAATCCAAATGCCTTTTACTACCATCAGGATAGGCATGTAATTATTAAGGGACAGACAGCAAATGTTCTGTTTGTGATGGCGATAAATAGATTTGATCCC